CCAAGTAACCTTTGCGGTAGCTTCGTGCTTTCTCGCAGATTTTATTGGTTTGATTTTTTTATACTCAATTTCTTGTTCAGAAAGAAGAAGAAGGTCGTTGTACTGTTTGTCTAGGGATTCGAAACGATTAAGGAGGGAGTTGTATTTGCTTTTGCTGTCTTCTAATCTGGCCTTATATTTCCGTTCTATTATGTCAATATCTATCGGCTCGTAGGAAAGTATTTTCTTAATATCACTTTCCTTTGAGTTTTTTAAGAATTCATAATATTCAGGTTTCCTAAAAAACTCTGGCAGGTCAAATCGGTTCCGTTTACTCATTAGCTTCTAAGTTTATAGGCCACATAGAAAATTAACATTAACAGTAATAGGCCTCCCATATTTATTTCACTGCTTTTATAATTAAGATTCCAACTAATGCCGCCTCTCCTACTCTTAAAGCTGTCTTTCCGAACTTCTTAATAAATAGACCGACCTTAGTTTTTTTCTTTTCTTCTACTCCGGTACTGTCAGATTTAAATCCGGTATTGTCTTTATCAAGTTTGAATTTATTATCCTCAACTCTTCCGGAAGTATCAACCGTTTGGATATCCACCACATCCTTTTTTTTATCGTATTCAATAGCAGTAATGATCTTTCCTGATTCTGCTTTCTTTCGAAGATTTTTGTCAGGCTCCTTCTGAACTTGCTTTTCAACAGGATCAATGTTAGGAGTAACTGTGATATGTTTTACTTTAGAAACAGAATCTATTTTAGTAACATTATGATAATGTACTTCGGTTTTGAACTCCAACTTGAATATTAACCAAGCAAGAAGTCCAAGACCTACGATAATATAAATATCTGTTTTTGTTAACTTCATAAAGTATCTGACTTATCCTTGATTTTCTTCTCTAGGATCTCTTCAAGCTTCCCAGCCGGAACCAAGAACAAAGAAAGCCCAACTAAGAACGCAATGATACATTCTGAGTTTTTACTCATGCTTGATGGATTTGGAAATACTACTATTCCGAAGAAATGAAGTAGGACACAGACCATAATGATTAGTCCAAGTGTCGAGGTTACGTAGCCTTTATATATGTTGTTCATAAGTTTACAATTTGACCCTGTATCTGAATCGAACAGATACAAGCACCATGCAGGGTAGTTTTTAGTTATGCATTCTCAGGTTTAGTTTCTGATTTTTTAATTGCATCCAATACATCATCTAAATGCAGACATTCTTTTAAATTTGGACAAAGATCGTTTGGTGCTATTGGCGCAATTTTACCATTACAGAAATCATTTCCAGCAGTAGCATCATACAGGATACCTATAATAGGAGCTCCATATGAAGGAATTAGAACTACCTTATCTCCGTTTTTTGCTTCTCTTCCGTTTTTATAATGCATATAATTAATTCGGTTAACCTATTTGCCGAAAGGTTTATAATTTTAACATATTTGTTCTGTTCCGCATAATGGCGTGTCTATTTCTAAGGGAGGAAAAGAACTAGGCCATTTTTCTCCCTTGATGGGTCTATTATAAACAGGAGTTTCTTTCTTAAAGACTAATTGTAAGTGATCTTTAATAATTTCCCATTGTTCTTTTGTAGGTGCTCCCTGATTTATCTCTGCAAATCCTTGAAGCCAATAAGCAAATTGTTCTGGTGTCATATTTATTTTATTACCTCCAATGCTTTATTGTAAAATGATAATCTTGAATCATAGTGTTTATATCCACCATTAATTCTGTGGGTGATTTCTTTAAAGTCTCCTTTGTCGGCCAATTCGTTTAATCCTTTAGTTTTCCAGAACCATGCAGAACTTTTACATCCATTTTCAGGAGTTTCTAATAATTCCGGTTTACTTACAAGATCTAACCCTAATGCTTTGCCACAATCACGATAATTATATTTGCCTGTAATTTGAAGCGGGCCTCTTCCTTTATACCTTACTCCGTCTCCAGGTGAAGTATTACCAAGGTCTTTGCGTCCTTCATATTCTTCTCCTGTTGCTAATTCATGAGTATAAACTAAAGAACAACTTTCATGAGCTACTTGAGCAAGAAAGGCACAAACTCTTAATCTTGTGTTTATGTCGAACTCTCTCGTTGCTTCATTCAACGGATCGACATACAAAACAAGTTTTTGCTTAATCGAAAATGGCATTATTGCCTTTAGTTGTTCGTATGTTATCATTGTCAAATCCTCAAGTTTAATCATTCTATAACAATACTGATAGTTATAAGTAAGCTCTCTTATATATACAAATCCTCCATATCCGATATAGAACCTACTTTTTCTCACCTTTCTTTGATTTCAAGTATTCATGCCTCCACTTCCAGACATAATAACAAATAGTAAGAAATGTGAGGATTGCTCCTAAAACCTTGTCATAGTTAATAACTAGGTAACTTCCTATATTAACAATAACTGTTTGAAGGAATAAATAAACCAAAGAATGTGGATGGTGTGACATCACTTAGGCTCCTCAATTGATTTGTCGCAAAACTTTTCTTCTATAAAATCAAAGTCATAAACATTCTCACTTTGGAAGTCAAGAACCATTTCTAGCTTGCACCCTTCCCAATTAAAAGTGCTTTCGTCGTTTAAAAACTCTTCTTTTTCTTTTTCATCTTTAAGAGTACTCAATGTTTCTTCCACTTTGGAATATTCTTCTGCTAATTGCTTATGAATTTTCTGTAATCTATGTTTTACAGATGCCTTAAGATTCTCATGTAAAAGCCCTGATTCGGAGACAATTTTTCCGTCTTTAATTTGAAAGCTTTTTATGGTTAGCAATGCAAGCTTTAAATCACCTTTTTTAATTTTTACTTCCATTTTCAATTTATCTTATATTGATTAAATAATTTAGATGTATATAAGTCTAGCGGATTTATTCTAGGCCAGTCAGTAAATAATCTTTCTCTAGTGCCCTTATGATAAATATATCCTACTGCTTTAGTACAGAATACTTTTTTGTTTTTATTCCCTCCAATCCACACTCGTTCATCTGACCCTAAATAGGCAGTCTCGGCAAGTAATCCAAGCCAGTCATAACTAGTGCCACAAAGTCCATTTGCGTAAGTAATTAGAATCTGTGAATCATAAACAAAATTTGGCCTTAAGATTAAAATATTGTCCTTAGTATTTTCTAGTAAGTACTGCTCTATCCTTTTTGTCCTATTAAAGCCATTTTCTGTAGCTTCATAAACATATTTTCCATCGATACATTCAACAACCAATAAACTATGACTATATCTACAATAAGGTCTTCCTAATAATCTATTCCAGATATTATCAAAGAACCTAATAAATGGAGCCAGCCATGTTCCAGGATCATTCCATTTGAAAGGAGTATATTGTAGTATGCAATCTCCGTGTTGTATCATGATAATTGTTCTTTAATAATTATTTGATTCAAAAAGAACTGATAAAGAGCAAGCGGAACATTATTCAAATTCTTCCCTATGTTATTTATAAAGAACTGAGCCGATGAGATTGCCATTGGATCTGATTCTGTGGTATCTTGTCCATTTGAAGCATTTAAATATCTGTTGTCATCTGAAACAAATGTATACTCTTCATCAAAGCTCCAATTAGTCCTTCCTTTTGCTTTTACAAACTTGAAACATTTTATTTCAAATCTTCTAAACATTAAGCTTGGATAGAAATCAGTAACAATGCTTTGAAAAGTATTGCCATTACTATCGGTCCACTCAATTCCCGGATGTGCGCCGTTTACATCTTCCTCGAAAACAGGAAAATTATTTACGTGAGTAGTGTATGAATAATATTTTATTGTGTATGCCATATTTATACTACTGTTTTAGTCACCCCACCTATTCTTGCCTTAAAGTTTGTCCCATCAAACCAGAAATCACCGTCATTTGGAGAAGTAGGCGCAGATCCAGAAATAAAATTCATTGCTGCCTTTGCTGTTGTTGCTGCCGCAATTGTCAGGAATGCAGTTCCTAAACTTGATGTTCCTATTCCTGTATTCCCAGCCAAATAATTGCTCGCAGTTCCATCTGCATAAATATTCCATGCAGTTCCTCCTCCTAATGGTATTGTTGCAGATAATTGAGATCTTAAGCCATATATTTTACCCGAAACTGAGGTAATAATTGGATTGGCATTAAACATTACTATATCACCATTACCAGAAGTACCAGATTGGTTGACAGCATAGTTTGCGTTAATGAAGTTAAAGTTTGCACTTCCAGAAGTAGGAGCAAAACTTCCCGTATATGGGACAATTATATTCCTCGTTCCTGAAGTTATTGTTATGTTAGTACTGTTACCAACCTGAAAAATATCTGCTGCTGCTGTTGATCTTATAACAACAGCCCCTGAAGGTTGCCATGTTACAGAACCTGAATTTAAAACAATGCCCGATGTAGATATTGTAGTAGGCGCAATAGTTAATGCTGTAAATCCTGCTCCTATTCTTAGGTTATTTCCTGAAGCAATTGTTAATGCATCCTTATATGTCGTATCTAATAATTGCAATGTTGCAACTTGTGTCGCACTACCAGTAAATGTTTGTTGTGCTGTCCATGATTGAGCAATATCTAAACCTGCTACTGTATAACTTAAATCTTGCCATGTGAAAACTCTATTAGATGTTAAAGTACCTGAAAAGCTTCTTCTAAAAGTATCAGTTCCTCCATCATTTTTAGTCCATCCGAAGTTTCCTGTAGATCCTGCCGATAATCTAAACCCAGCTACCGAAGGAGCAGAAGGAGCAGAAGATTGAGCAATGAATTCACCATAGCCAGCACCAGCAGTTCCAGAAATTGCAAAAGATTTAATTCCGGTTATACTGAAGGTTCCTACGCCCCAATCTCCTGTTAGTGCCCTTGTTCCATCTGCATATAAATAAGAAGATGCTAGTTTACCATCAGCTATACTTCCTGCTAACATTGCATTGGTAATACCTAATGCCTTAACTGAAATAGTCTTAGCCGCACTTCCATCAAATGTAGTTCCTGAATTTAATTGAAGGCTTGAATTGTCTACAGATAAAGAGTTGGTTGTTGTGCCGCCTCCAGAGGCAGAGGCCCAAACGTAATTAGTACCATCATACTTTAAATAAGTATTAGTTCCTGGGGCTGAAGAAGGAAGTTTCGCAGTATATCCATGAGATATTAAATTTATATCTCCAGTTGTTGATTCAATGTTAACATTATCAGCACTAGAAGCAATATCAACAGCTCCAGGAGTAGAAAGTGAAATTATCTTCCCAGATACTACACTGAATATGGATATTCCGCTATTATCTACTTTTACTTGTCCTACGTTATTAAATCCTAATGCAGAATAAGTAGGAGCCACACTTAACCATCCTTGTGTAAAATCAGTGGCAGCAGTAATATCAATTTCAGACCCTGATACTCCAGATATTAAACTAACATTTTTAATATTGTGTCCATTGTGATCTGAATCTCCAGTCCATAAAACAGAACCGTCTTTTTTGATATATGGAGTAAAATCTATAGCTGAAACAGCAGAAGTTATTGAATCGTCTACATACTTTTTATGTGTCAGATCTCCTGTGTTGGATATAGAAAATAAAGAAGAATATGTGAGTTTACCCTGAACGGTATCTCCAAGTATGTTAATAGCAGAATCAGCCAAATCTAACAACTTTGACTGAAGAACAAGTCCAGTGACTAGCTCTGATCCATTATTGGTTATATCTGTGGTTATCTCATTGGATAAATCAGAATGATTCTTTACTGACAACTTTCATAGCAATTATCTGTCTTGTAAAGTATTTGGTAATTAACCACGAATAAATTATTATGAAAATTAAATGTTTTTTTTGCCGTTTCTTCAGAGATGATTTTTTGTGCATCATCATCTTTATTCTTAATTGTTAACAGCCTAACATTGCTTAATCTATTTAAAATATGTTCATCAAAATCTAATTGATTAGAAAAACATACAAGCCTAATTGAAGTAGTTGCATTATATAGTTTCTTTTTCCCTGGGGCTCTATCTTCTGTAAACTCCGTTCCTATTAAAACATGGTAAAAAGTTGAACTATATGTATCATCTACAATAACTTGATTTTTTGTTTCTATTTCAAATGTCTGAGTTTCGCTTTCTCTCACTGTTCTTTTACACAATCCAAACATTTTATAAGTATCCTTAATACCTATTATTAAGCTTTCATTTACTGACTTAATTTCATTTATTAAGGATTGCATTGATTCTTTTTCTAATTATATCTTGAATTAATTTAGATTCGTCTTTTGATAATTGATAAATCTTTCCAAATCTTCGCTCGTTCCATTCAGCTTTGTCACTTGCTGTTTTGCCTCTAAATCCTATTACATAGCTTTTTTCACCTTCTGGAGCTAGTGTAAAGTCTCCCAACATATCCCCAGTAAATGTCTGGTCTATTATTTTAGTTTGAAGTCCTTTTGACGCTCTTTTTTTACCGTATTGATAACTATAAGCACCAAATCTTTTCTTCGAAGTAGTAGTTATTTTTGAGCCATCAGATTTTTTGCCATCCTGTTGTACTCGATGAGAAATCAAAACTATGGCATCTAAGCAAACCTCTCTAAGAACTTTATCAAATTGAATAGCATTTTCTAGTTTAGTAGTTAATGTTTTTTTAACTTCTTCTAGGTTGCTATCTATTTTGAACATTTTGGTTTAATCTTTACTTTTATTTTTTTTCCTTCTTCTTCTATAAAAGCTTTCTTTTTTATATTCCCCTTCCCCATCTTTTGTTTATGATACTCTTGATGAATTTCAGAATTATCTTCTTCCCAACTTAATTCTATTACTTTTTTCACGGCAATTGCGATTTAGTAGTTACTTTAAATGTTTCTTCACAGTCAAAACACAATGACTCCCCATTGAGCGGAATAGCATTCAAAGCCCTTTTTAAATTACTCTTATATCTATCTTCAAATATCAACCTGGTGTTTTCAGTTTGTTCTAAATTTGAAGCAGTATAAAAGTTTAATCTAGGGCTTGCTTGCTTATGAAGAAGCATTTCAGCTCCTAGTAAATATAATAAACTTGTCTTTAAAAATTCTCTGTTATCGTAAATAAATTGATCCACACTACATCTGATTTCTGCATCTACAGTTACTCCTTTTCCTAGTCCAGTTTTGTTGATATTTGAGAGCTGAAGTGTAGTATTTGGATCGTAAGTAGCAGGATAAAATTGGAAAACTCCTCTTATTGCGCCGTATCCAAAAGTGCTTTGCATTGCACATGCAAGATCTGCCGTATACCAGTAATAAAAGTCGTTAAGTGTCTGAATTGAATCGAAATTAGTAGTATCTACACCAATGAAGAATTCTTGAATTCTGTATTTCATTGGGAACACTTGTTTGATTTCTACATAATTTAATCCAGGAACTAAATCAACAGACTGAGAATATAGTTCTACACCATCGTTAACATCCCAAACTTTCGCTGTCGTTGTAATGGTTTGATAAGAATAAACCCATAACCCGTTAAGTCTGTACTCGGTATATTTACTTTCCGGCACCATTTGATAAATCCCAGTATAAACAGGAGACTTATCAATTTTAATTAATTGGTTTACCTGACTTTTTAATAGTCTTCTTGTCTGGTAAATTATAGAGTTAAATTTGATGTACTCATAAAGAGTATTAATTACATCATCTTTTAATCTTAAAAAAGCATTTGCTTGAACATCCGACCAAACTCCAGCAAAATTTATTTCTTCAGAATTAGCAATTTTATCCACTAACTCAGTACTCATTCCAGGAAGTTGATTAATATATAATCCACTCTCAGGAGTAGGTAAGTTACAGTTTTTTAACCCGATATAATTTGTTAAGTCTAAAGACATAGAAAAAGCCCCGTGTTAAGGGGCTATTAATTATGAAATGACAAATTTTACAGTTTTTTGACCTGCAACCCCTACAGAGTTAGCTCCTTTAATTACTACAATATAAGTTCCCACTGCTTGTGTAGCAGTACCTGTTAAAGTAATATAAGGCCCTGTATAAGATAAGGTCAAACCAGCTGGAAGTGAACCGTCAATTACTGAGACAGAACTTAAATTAAATCCAGTTTGCAAATGAGCGTTCAAAGAAGAACTGTTTCTTACTAGGTCAATCTCATCTGTAGAAGATGGGATAATCGTTCCAGTAGATCCAGAAAGATTACTAAAGCTTACTGCTGTTCCATCGAATAACTGTTGACAGTTAGACAATGAATCAACATCAGCAGAATAATTAATAGGATTACTCTTATAGCTCCATGTTACACTTACTGAAGCCTCGATAAATGTTTGGTTATCGTCTGTAATTGTTCCTTTGGCTTCGATTGACAAGTAAGCATTGGTTTGAATCCATGCCTGAGTATCGGTAAAGAAATAAAGATCATAGTTTGCAGCTTGATCTTCCATGTCTGCCCAATACTGAACATTTGAAACGTAATTAAAGTCAATAAATGTTAGTGTGTGTTTTTTGGCTAGTTTTCTTTGTACTTGTTTACCAAGACCTTTTCCAAAAGTTGCAGCACCCCCATCGTAAGCACCTGAAACGTTTCTAATGACATAAGCAGTGCCAGCTAATTCGGCTGCTAGAATATCAGTAACAGAATTTGAAGTAGAAATTGATGTACCTCTTTTTACAAAAGCAACATGTACAACTTTATTTCTTTCATCTGCAACGCAATCTTCACAGGCCCTAGCTGGAGTATTAAAGCAAGAGAAAAGCGTAGTAGCAAATCCAAACATTATAAGATTTGAATCTACACCTAAAATTGCAAGGGCTAATAATCCAATCATTAACCCCAAAACTATTTTTTTATCTTTCATAGTTATGTTATGGGGCCTGTTACGGCCCCGTTAGGTTAAGATTAAAGTGTACCTGCAATTCCTTTGAATACTCCGTTTACTTGATACAATCTGTCAGCAGATTGGAACATAGTATTAGGGGCTACCCAAAGATCAAAGTGAACGCCTATGATAATATCATAAGATTCAGTTACTGAACTTCCTGAACATGCATTAGGAATAACCCTCATGTCATATTTAAGACCAGGTATAGCAGGGTCAGGAATAGTTCCTCTTTCTACAATACCCATTGGCCTTGCAAATCCACCTACATATTCGTTGTAGTCTGCAAATTGTAGAGTTCCAGGCATGAAAGCAGCGAAACCATCTGCACTTCCAACTGCATCAGTTCCGATGGTGAAGTCAGTGTAATATTTAAAGCCCGGGTTTTTAGCCATAGCTCCAAAATCATTACCGTTCAGGTTGCAGCAGCCATATTCTAAAGCTCCTATAGCAAGATCTAAAGCACCTTCACCAACAACGATAGGCAAACCTGTCATTGTGGTACGTCTCATTTCTTGCTTGAACTTATTGAACCCTGAAAGAACTGGAGCACCTTCTTGTAAACCTGTAGCGTTATTAACACGATACATATTAAATGTATTGATGTCGGAACCGCCTACATACTTTCCGAATTGAAGGTTAAGAGCAGTGTGAAGATCTTTATTGATAGCTTGACGCAATGCATCAAAATCCATCATAATTTCCATTACAATCTCAGCCATCAACTGAAGATTATAAGCGTTACCTTCCCAAGCATTAAAAGAAGCTCCTGGAACTGGAGTTAATTTGCTTGAAGCATCACATAGTTTTCTAATGTCAGATTCTCTAACATTAATTGTATGTTGACGGTATTGGTTTACTGTGAAGGTTTCTTCAAGGTAAGGTTTAGGAGTACCAGAAGCACAATCTTTGGTAGTTCCTGTATCGTTAATTGTTGCTCTTTGTTTGTGTTTGATACGAACGGTTTTAGGGTGTCCGTTTTCTGCTCCAACGTTTTGCACAACCGTATTAGGCTGACGGTTCATTGGATCATAAAGAGCTTGTAATAAACCTACTTGAGTGAATAATTCATAAGGAGTGCCATCTTTTACGATTTCTTCGAGGCCCACCAGTATTGCGGGACATACCGCATTTAATTGGGTGATTGACATTGTGATTTGACGGTAAAAAACGTCAAAGCGAGTAAATCCAAATAAGTATTAGCCTTGTTGATCCTTTAAGGATTGTTGTAAAAGTCCAGATACTGAATTTGGTCGCTTGGTGGTGTTTGGCTGTCCTGTTACAGGGGCCACGAGAGGTTTTATTGTGGTGTTCGGTTGTACTGGAGTACTTACCGCCAAAAATTTGTTTTCGCTCAAAGTTTTTGTAGCGAACTCTGTAAAGTTAGGAATTTTATTTGAAGAATCAAAATATGGCATGTCTGGATTATCAGCACGAACTATTTTTATTTCGTCTTTTTCATCCAATGCCAAAGTAGCTCCTTCTTTTTCTAATTTCTTTTGAATGGCAAGAAGTCCAAGTTCGTTTCTCAAATGTTCTGGATAGTTATCACTCCATTTTTGAGAATTTAGAACTGAACTGATTCTTGAATTCTTTTTGAAATTATAGATTTCCTGATCTTTAGCCTTTAAAGCATTTTCGTGTTCTTCTTTCTGCTTGTTTAGCTGGCTTCTGAGCTGCTTTTGTTCTTCGATGAACTTAGCTTCAAGTTCAGGATCTTTATCCTTCTTAGCAGTTGCAGCGTTCTTTTTGGCTTCTTCTAGTCTTGAGTTTAGAATAGCAGTAAACATATCTTGTTTCTTGCCTGTATTTCTTTCCGCTTTAAGCTGTTCAATTTCGTCTTCAGAGAATCCGAACTTTTCAGCATTAGAAATAATGTTTTTATCAATTCCATTGTACGCTTGCGCTGTATAATGATTTTTGATAGAAACCTGACCTTTTGCCCACGCTTCCGCTTCCTGGTTGTTCATTAAACTTGACAAAGCTTCTTCGACTTCATCAGGAACCGGAGTTGTTAAGGCTGCAATCTCTTTTAGATTTGCGTCTGTATGTGGGAATCCTGTTTTCTTAACAAGATTCAAAATTACTTCTCCTAATCTATTCATTTACTACCTCCTCTCTAGGTTTTCTTCCTCTTCTAGTTCTGCCCTCTTCTGCTGCTGGCTCGTCAGAAGTAACTTCTTCTACTTTTGCTGATTCTTTGATTCCGTAATATTCATTGTATTCTTCTTTAGTAGCATATCTTACTCCTCTCCAATGAATATTTCTTTCCATTTCTGCTTTTGAAAGCTGATCATTCGCGGTATCCTCTGATACCTCCCTGGTATCATAGGTATACACTCGTTTTTGTGGATCGTGAATTGCGTTCACAACCAAAACGGTTCCTGGTGTTGGTTTTCTTTTCATCTTTATTTATTTATCTTAAACTTGAAGCTGTACCATCCTGAGTAATTATGTTCGGATAGACAGCGTATACTTTTAATTTTTCTTTTTCTTGAATGTCAGATAGAACGTGATCAATTGAAGCGTAAAGATTTTTTGTTTGATCAAGTAGGGTCTGGACAACTGAACTATCAACTACATAAGCATGAGTTAGCCAGCATCTTTCTGCCTTATAAATTCCTATTCCATCTACCTCTGACACTTTTTCTTTTAATGCTTTCTTTTCTCCTTCGATCACTCCTTTATCGTAATTCCATTGGCCTAAATAAAGCATGTCATATTCTGGAACTTCTGTATAAACCTTATTAATCACATTTAAGAAATCAGTACAGAAAAGGGCATCGTCTTCTAGGATTAAAGTTTTCTTCCATCCATTCTTTTTAATCAACTTGTAAATTGTCCGGTGGCTTAAGAAACATCCTTTTTCTCCGTTGTTAAGTTCTTTCTTAACATCTTGTATATAATATTCTTTGTATTCTTCATTATTCCAGTCAACAGCTCCTCCGTGTATCGCTTCAAATCTTTCAGCAACTATTCCAAGCGTTGTTAGCCGTTCTTTCATATTCCTGAATCGGTCAGCTCTGTTCTTAGAATTAATCCAGAATATCTTATCAAACATTTTCATCTTTTCTTCTCTCCTATATGAAGTATTCTGTGATTGTCTTCTTTGGTTCCTAAATAGGAAAAGTAAAGTCCTGGATTCTTTCTTAGATAGAAATCCTTAAGTTGATACTCTCCAAAAGGAAATACATCTTGCACCCAATGCTTTTTATATAATGATGGATTAAATGTGAAATGATCTCTGTGGATTACTATATCAGTGCCGGACACGTTTGCGCTTCTCCATCTTTCGGGTCTGGTTTTCATTAAAGAACCTGCATGTTTTTCGTCATCAAACCACGCTTGTCTAACTAATGCACATTGAACAATAATTGGATTATCTAAAACCTTCATTAAAGTTTTGATTTCTACCTTTTCTAAATAGACAAAATCGTTCTCCTGGTGAAATACATAGTCAACATCTTCAGGAATAAGTGACCATACTTTTCTTACTGTCTCGTTTACTCCTAAATTAGTTTCGTTAAATACAACCTTATCAACTTTGTGCTTTTTGCAAAGTTTCTTAATTGTTTGTTCGTCTCTTTCTTCAGGCCAATCATCAATAAGAATTTTAGTCACCTCTGAACCTTCTGGAAAAATTACATTCTCACTAAAGCTTTTTAGGCTTTGAGCTAAATAATCGTTCCGTCCGTCATTTATAATTATTACACAGAATTTCATTTCTTAAAAATTAGGTTTTCGTAATTCTTATAATGTACCTTCATACCAAACTTTGCACAGTATTGAATAAATTTTAAATCACATACCGAATTAGTCTCAACACACAAAAGTTTACATCCAACTTCATTAAGATCTATCTGAGAAAGTATTTCGAAGTCAAGACCTTCTGCATCTATAGTTATAAAGTCGAATTTCTTATAGGATGATTTTTCAAGAAGAGTTTTAAATGTGATTGCCTTACAAGTTGAATTTGAAAACTGATTATTAGATCCTTTCCATCTTTCTAACTCTTCTTTTTTAAGAGTACTTAGTAGTGACGAATCCCCTTTATTTAAATGAGTGCCAGATTCAAAAAACTCAAACTCCCCTTCTTTATCTGAAATGGCTACATTAAAAACCTTAATACTTTTTCCTTGGTGAACTTCGAATATTTTATTGTATGCTTCCTTGCTAGGCTCTACCAAAACTCCGTTCCAACCTTGTTGAATTAAAGCGTATGAATTACTTAAAGTAATCCCATCATTACTACCAATATCCAAAACAGTCCCTTTGTAGTCTCCAAAGAAATCAAGTATTATCTTTTGTTCTCCGTTCTGTGAATAATCTTTCATATTACATTCCCCTACAGCTAAATATGACATTCTCTAAATTGTCCGGATAGTATGAAACAAACTTATTAAAGGCATATAGTTTCATTCCTAGTTTACCAGCTATTAAAGAGGCGCATGATTGATCTTGTCTGTGAAATTGAAATCTTGGATCAGTGCTTTGATTATCATGTAATCTTGAACCTAGAAAGGCTCCATCTTTTGCAGCTTGAATCCATGTTTCTATAAATTGTTTTGCTAACGGATTATCCACATAGACTCCAAATAACCCAGTTTGACAATCAGGAATAAATTCAGCCTCATCTCTTGTTAATCCGAAATACTCAATGCATTTATCTGAGCAAGATTGGGCGCAATTATATCCTGACTGCCCTAAGTAATAACCATGATGATTAATGTGATCAAATAAAGGCTCTACAGGATTGATTAACCACATTGAACAATCAGCCCAGATAATGTGAGTATAGCCAGCTTTTAAAGCCTCTTCAAAGGCAGCAGCTTTCACATTATAAGGGCATGATTTATCATAATTATCGTTAGGCCATTCATTAGTCCAGGTCATAATATCCCACGGATACCCATGAACATTAAGAGACTTTAATAATCTCTTTTGTCCTTGTGGATACCATCCTCCAAGTGCTGCATTAATAATGACCGCTTTATTATTTGAATCCATTATTTAATTCCGTATTTCTTATTATGGTCTTCGTGTTCGTATCTGTAGTAATAAAGAACTCTATCAATGAAGTTCTCAGACTTGATAAAAGGTTTTAATCTCATACAGTAATCATAATCTTCTCCGTACCTCATATCTTTAAACCCAGCTTTTAAAGCGAGTTCTCTTTTTACTGGAGTCTTATGATAAATAGTCCTTACATACTTAAACCCGTCCTGATTTTCTCCCCAGTTTGCGTATGAGTTAGAAGCTTTTGCTCTTCCAGTATATCTTCCCTCTTCAAAACAGTCAATCAAAAACCCTACTGCATCAGCACCCAGGTTATTTAAGATTTGATCCATGTAGTCATCGCTTACTAAATCGTCATCGTCTATGAATACCACATAGTCTCCAAGGGCATTTTCTAATAATCTTTGACGTTTGGCACCAATTGAAACTTCTTTATTATCCTTATCGATTAAGATTTCAACTGGCATTACTCCAGAATGAATGGCTAATTGAACTAACTTGTCTAACTGAGGATCAAGGATATTTAATAATTGCTGAAGTTTAGCTTCTCTGCCTTCGACAGTTGGAATCAGAATAGATAAGGCTGTTTTATTTGTAGCCATTCGCCCTCCTTGTTATAAAGTTGTTTTCGTCGTGAGTCCAGTACTTATCATTCCTTAAATACAAGGAATCAAATTGAACTTTTCCACCCCAGGAAGGATGTTGATGTTTAACTATTACTGTTTCTATGAATTTTATTTTCTTAAGTGCTTTTGCAACTTCCGTGTATTCGTTGTCACAAAAGAAAGATTTATAGGAAGGATGATAGATGTACCCGAAGCGGTTATAATACTTATTGCCAATACACGAAAGCGTACTTATAAACCTTTGATCTGATCCATCATGAAACCATAAGCACCCGTCTGTATCTGGATATTCTACTTTCATTGATTCTCTGATTAGATTATCCCATCCTTGCGCCTTGCATTCCATATCATCAGAGATCAATAATAAAATATCCCATTTGTCAGCCTTTTCAATATCCCTATTACAAGCTTCAATTTTACTTATTCCGTGTCCTGCGAAAACTTTGACATTAGGATGAAAATACATAGCGGTTTCGATGACTTCATGAGTCATTGACTTGTCATCTATATCGTAGGAGATTATATATTGAATGGAATCGTTATCAGATGCCTTGGCAATGTATTCTGATAGAGTTTTGAGAAACAGTTGAGGTCTGCTTCTTGTGGGATATTTAACTAAAATATTGTATTTGTTTTGTGTTGGCATATTGCCCTAGTATTGGTTATTTTTATTGTAAAATTTTATTAATACAATTGTAAACCCGTGTGGACAAATATACGTGTAAAAGATTGTCTAGAATACGCGTTATTGTTATATTTGATATATAAAGCGTATCAAAAAAATTTATGGAAAACATGGATGCAAAAGAATGCGTGAAAGTACAGTTTACCTTATGTAATGAAGCATTACGAAGAGTAAAAGAAAAGCAGGAAGATCATTTTAGGTCAACTGGAATTAAACTATCCAAAAGATTGGCAATCATAAAACTCATACTAGGAAAATGAATACAAACAAAAGTGTTTATATTTTACTATTAATGCTTGCCCTGTTTGGATGCATTAAGAAGGAAAAGCCAGATAGTCCTCAACCTGAGAGAAGATATATGGTAGAATTTTATTCAGATTCAGGTCAAAAACTTGAAACATTTTATTGTGATACCTATAGACAGGAAGTTAAGATGTTTGGCTCTATAGAAAATTATGTTTTTGAATGTTATGAATGGGAATGGAATCCTTATCACGGCGTATGGAATCATCATTATGATGTTTGGAGACAAAAAGAGAGGCCAATGAAAAATTGTAAGATTATTAGACAATAGAATCAAACGAATACGGCTAAATGAATATAGAATCAATTGAGAAAAAGGCTAAGATCCTTGAAAGGATTAAAGACTTAGATATGGTGATCCTAAATTTAGGAAAGATGGCAAATGAGATTGAGTTTAATAATAATAGTAATATTAAAATTAAACTTGAGATTGAAAAGGCCATTACGGAAGTTAAGGAAGTGGAAGAAAACTATAATATTGGTTTTTTAACCCGGATTATGAATTGGGATCATTTGGATAAGAAATGCAAAAATGAAAATGATGTGCTAGAGCTTTTTATTTCTGATGTGTTCACTTATGAAATTTTTGCACTAATAATGAAAACAGCACAGATTGAAAGAGAAAGATTACTAAGACAACTATGAAACCAACAATCATAATTACTCAGATAATAATGTTCGGAGCTGGTGCCTTTTTACTAGGCAACGAACGAGCTACCAGTATAAGTGATATGACTATTGTGTCCTGGACTGGATTTATTCTCTGTATAGGAGCCTTATCTTTAGTTTTTATAATGTCATTAATAAGTAAGGTTAAAAAGAAATAGTATATGGAAATAGTTAAGTCTGACCATTGCCATATAATTACAATTCCATTAAATGAAATAAGAGAACGATATGCTTATATAGCATACACAGAATTAGAAAATAAAATAATTGAAATGGTTCCTGATAAATACAAAGTAATAGAATATATAATAAGAGAAACCCCTATGGGAACTCAAATTTGTATTGCCTGCGAAGAGAAAACAGAGGATGAAATTTATTTAGAGCAGTTAGAATCATTCATTGATAGACTTGAAGTTTCACATACTATAAACTCCGTTAGTGATAAACGTGAAAGACTTACAAGAGAAGGAAGATGTTTGCATTGTGAACAAAAGGTAAAAGACTGGGAAATTCCTTCTGGATCTTTTGGGCCTGAAATGAGGGCTACTCTAACTAAGGCTGGTATTGATCCATATTCGGGGCATGCATTAAGTTGTAAATATAAATCTTTATGATCCTAACCATACTCCTACTAATAATTTCCGCTGCTACATTCTCAGTAATGTATACTTTATTGTTTCATTTTAAAGTATCAATATTTAAGAATTTAGATGAGAATTATTGGTATCCTACAGTTAGTAGTAAGAGAAAATACAAGCCAGGAACAGAAGAACCTAAATTTTGGGGGAGTACGACAATCTTTGCTTGGACTTCTGATTGGTTTCACAGATTCCAATTAGTAGCTCTTAACTCGCTTATTCTGTCTATTGCTATTAACATAGAATCTTATCCTTGGTATTTAAACTTCATTGGATTAAGACTTATTTATGGAATAGTTTGGTGGATATTGTTTGAAAATTTATTAATTAAGAAATAGTATGAACAGAAAACAGAAATTTTGGCTAATTGTAGTAGTAGCATATACTTTAATAACTACTTATTTTGCATATCCTTTATTTATAGAGTTCCCATCTGAGTGCGGAACAGTAATTGATAAAAAGCAACCTGATGCAGTTAACTTAGGAAGGAACTCAGGAAGGCTGTATGTTGACAATATATTAGTTGTGAATTATAATGGTAAGATCCAGTCAGTATCAGTTGATGACAATACATTTTATTCGTACAATAAAGGACAAATAGTTTGTTTTGATAGGTCATATTATAACTATCATCCAACTAAGGCAACAATAGGATCAATACTTCTTTTTATATATGGCATTGCGGCTGTATTTATTATAATATTTGGAATAGCTGATCTTTATACAACATTTATTAATAATAAATAATGTTAAAATAAACAGTAGAATAAAGTATGGAGTTAAACTTAAAAATATTCTGGTTCAGATTTACGACATATACCTTTACTTTTAGGTGGTATAATTCAAAAGGATTTCATATTAAACTCTTCAAATCATATAAAGATCTTTTATTTGGATACCGCAATAAACTTCATAAAAACTGTTGGTATTTTAAATATGTGATTATAGAAAAACTAAAATGATAAATATTTAACTCGACCTGTAATTTTTTTTCATGAATTTTATGGGTAATTATTTAAATAACAAATAAGGTTCGATTCCCCTATTGATTGTTGAAAGTTTTCTCTTTAATCTCTATTATGATATTTGTATATTTGTGTACTATAAAACAATAAAGAACATGAACACTGAAAGGCCGATACCAATTACAGAAATATACAGTGGTGATAAAAAATTAATGTCACGAACAGCCTTATATAATCTAAAAGAAAAAGGCGTAATTAAGTTTTATTATTTAGGCAACAAGCCTTTTGTATACATGAGTGAAATTAATGCTGCAATGACACTCAAAGAGAATATTTAATTAAAACAAAAAAAATAAGCATATGGCAAAATTAAAAGTAAGTATTAAAGGGACAGCTCCATTGCTAATGCATAATGGACAATTAGCAGATCCAACAAATCAACATGCTCAACTCCTAAAAGAGTTAAACTCTAAAAGAAAGAAAACAGAAGAAGATCTAAGGGCAATAGCAGATGCTGAATGGAGAGGTGGTCTTTATGTAAATGAAGATGAGGAAATAATTATACCTGCCCTAAATTTTGAAGCATCAATAAAGAATGGAGCAAAAAAATCTAAACTTGGCAAGCAAGTACAGGCAGGTTTGATGGTTGATCAGGATGCTATTCTAGAATTCAAAGGGTCTAATAAAAAAATAGAAGACTTAATAATAGATAAAAATTACAGATTATATATTGGAGTAAAAGTAAATATGGGATCTCGGATAATGAGAACGAGACCTATGTTTAAAGATTGGGGAGCTACATTTGAAATTATTTACAATGACAATGTATTGGATAAAAAACAAGTAATTAAATCAATTGAAGATGCTGGAATGTATTGTGGAATTGGAGATTGGTTGCCTAGATATGGTAGATTTGAAATACAAAACATTGAATAACTATGGTAGAAAAATTAGAAAAGACAATTGGCTCTTTCGAGAAAGGCCAATTCATTTCTCCAGAAATAATAGAAAACATTTTAGGAGAGCAAAGAACTAGTCCAAGTTATCAATTTGGAAGCATGAAACTAGTAAAGGATATTAAAAAGCATATGTCAGATCATGGAATACATGTAACTGTTATCTCTGAATCTTATGGTATTAGAATTTTAACGGATAGCGAGGCAAGTGCATACAATACAAAAAGATATTGCAAAGGACTTGAGATTATAGAAAGATCTTATGATGACGCAAAATCTGTTGACGCAAATAATTTAACCAAGGAAGAAGAGGAAATTCATAATAAAAGACTTGTATTTATAGGACGAGGAATTGACTCTATAAAACAAGAATATAAAAAAGACATTAAAATACCACTAGGACATTATAAAAATAATCTTCCTAGAATGTTGAAATAATTTCATATGTGGCTCCGGTGGGGCTTGGTGAGGTACGGCGAGGTTCAGTGGGGTATGGTTCGGCATGGAATTACTCAGTCAATGGTGATTTATCAGGTTCGATTCCTGACTGAGTACAATTTATGTGCGGCAGAGAATGGCGGGGTGCGGTGTTGTATGGCTTGGTTAGGTATGGAATAAGACAGTATGTGGATATTTACCAAGTTCGATTCTTGGCTGTCTTCTTAAGTCTGGCTAGGTATGGTTTGGTTTTGTATGGTACGGTTCCGTGTGGTGTGTCACGGTTCGGTACAGTTCTGATTAGACCTATATTAATTTATAGGTCTTTAATTTACTATTAAATATTAATAATTAATACTGTGGTGTGGCGGAACTGGTAGACGCTAAATGTTGTGATTCTGTAGCTAAACAACTGAGTATACAGATTTGGAGGTTCGAATCCTTCCACCACAGCAAAATAAAATGAAGTATGGAAACAAAGAAAATAAACGAGCGATTAAATTATATCATTACAAAAGATGGTAATTATGTTGGCTATCCAGTTAATATAACAGGGGTAGTTGTTCAGGCTAAATCTAAAGAGGATTTGATAAAAAATGCCAAAGAATCTGCATTGGCATATTTAGAATTCTTAAAAAGACTTATTGATCAAGATGAGCCGTTCGAATTAAAAGAATTAAATATAGAAGAATGGGAAAACTATAAAAGTAGATTATAGAAATGAATAAATATGATCCAAAATTTACTCCTCCTTTTAGAGTAGGAAGAAAACAAAATAGAGCAGTATTAGACTCTAAAGGATTAGAAGTAGTAATATTTCCAAAAGGGAATGAATTACAGGCAAAGCTATATGTTGATTATTTGAACCAGCATGAGTCAAAATATGGACTACAATAAAAAAACAGATGAAATTTACGATGCTTTAGCAGAAATAGATAAAGTCATATATCAATTTCCTTTGTTAATGGAAATGAAGAGAAGGAAAAGGGCGTTAGCTAAAAAATATTGGGCTAGGGTTAATTATAATATGACAATGTACGGAAAAACTAAATTGGTTTTTGATGATATTGATTATAGTCCATTTAAAGATAAATACTAAACATTAAAACAAATTTATTAGCTAGTAGTTATTATATATACGTTACTATTTTAGTCAACTACATAACAATAAAAGCGAACCTCAGAGATGATCGCACTATCTTTGAGGTTTTTTATCCTTGCCATTTTGCAGATTCACTGGTAGCATCATAAATTTCTTTAGACACTGGAATTAAATAGTGTCTACACTGATAACCACCTCTATAAATTTTGAAGTTACTCCAGTTTTCCCCTTTAACCATTCCTTGCCACCCCTTGCCTTTGTTTAATTGACTTTGTTGAGTTACAAATTCTTTCAATTGTTCTTCTGTAATGTACTTTCCGGCTAGTTGATTACAAAATGGTCGGGTATCTGATATTTTTGTTCCCTTGTAAAAATAGTATGTCAGTCCAAGATCCTTGCTTATTGTATTTGTATAATTGGCGTTGAATTGATAAATAGAATCATGTGCAACCTGTTTAACATATCTACTTAACAGGCCTGTTTCATCATTTAAATTAGCTGAAATACTTTTTATGAAATCGGCTTTATTACTTCCTGAGGTAACGTTGTCTTTTAGAACTTTTAAAATAGAGTCGGTAAAATTTGCATCTATCCCTGAATTTAAAAGTGAATTCGCTGTTGTATCAACATTAGATTTTAAAATAGATGTATAAAGCTTATCATTAGCTTTAAAAGTGTTAACTATTGTTCCGAAATAATCATTTAGATATTTAGAACTGGAAGTGTAAGATGAAAGATAATCGTTTACTGATTCTCCATAAGTTCCGTCCATTAAAGTTTGATCAATTCTGGATCTAAAATTATTAATTAGATTAAGGTTTTTTACTGAAGCTTCTATTGTTCCCGTACTGCTTTTATCTAATTGATAATAGAGTTCTAAAAACAAATCTGTTAACTCCGAATTTGCCTTTGGAATCATTTTATTAAGGTCATTTAATACCTCGTCAACATGATCCTCTAAATCATCAAAAATATTAATCGGATTAGCCATTCAACCTCTTATTAGTTGGTTTGTTAGCTGTTTTAGTTGGCAAAGCGTTACCGTCTGGAGTATCATCTAAAGCCGAATCGTCGCTTCCTTCCGCTCCTATGGATGGATTGTTTGGATTTGGTTCGTTTTCTTCATCCTCATCTTCTTCATCTGGATTTTGAGGTGCTGTATTAATTACTATCGGTACTTTAGCGGCTGCCTGTGAATCCACAACTTCTTGAACATATCCGTTTAAAATATCCATTTTTTCAGCATAATTTAAATCAAAAAACTCTTCATTTTCAGAATATGCTCTATTTACGAAAGCCTGGATGTTACAAGAAAGAATATATTTCTCCAGTGTTGTTCCTTTGTTTGATAGAATGGTCATTTTAGACTGATCATCCTTATTAGGAAGAGGATCTAACTGAGCAATAGTTTCTAATATCTCAACTTGTAAACTATCATCCCCAAATTCTTTTCTTGCATAGTCAATTTCTAGTTGTGCCATTAAAGAAGGGCTCAAGCCAGCAGTTTTAGCATTAGAAAGCCTTTGCGCTAAAATATCCTCAGTTAATATATCGTACTTAACAGGAACGTTTCTTTGTGGAAGAATTGCTAAAATATCCTCTTCTGAAGAAATTAAACCATATCTCCACATAGCAACAAAATAATCAACTGGCCTAAAAATATTATGAACAATATGACGGGCAATAGTATAAAAGAAAGTGTTCATTTCTTGCCTGTCAAGCGTTTTCGCTATTCCTGAATTAACCTCTGGCTCAAACATTAAGAACTCCATATTAATTGCAGACAGGCCGCTCTTAATATTTTCTTGTACTTGGTCGTGAATAAACTGAGTTTGCTCAATAGGCTTGTCAATATAACCCATTGGAGGAATCGGAACATTAGCCGCTTCCGATGGGCCAACTTTGTTAGACGACTTAATTGTTTTTACCCCAAAAGGAGATCTAGGTGAGTAGGTTCCACGTCCTCCACAAGTTCCGCAGGTTCCCATTCCGGTTTTGCCTCCCATGTAATTATGAATGACCTGGCCCTGTCCACTACATGTTTTGCATGGAGTATCTTCTACTTCCCACTTCTCAGAGTGAACATGAAGAACCATTTGAACCTGCTGATCTGAGTATCTTCTTAATGCCTCATCCCAAAAAGGAATACAATCCCCAATAAAAGAATCGTAAAGCATTTGATCGTTTTGGAATTCCTCAATGATACCCCCTATCTTTAAACAAGGTAAATGACCTATCCAGTGAGGTTGAATATCATAAGTAAAAGTATAATCTTTAAGTTCTCCTGTCTGAACACATTTAGTCCAGGAATCTTTATCAAAAATATAATAAACAATTCCCTTAGGAGCGGATTCGCCATTTTCAAGTACTATACTTTTTTCGGCTGATCTTAATACCGCTAATTCTCCCTCTTTATAATCTATTACATCCTCTGATTCAAACCAAAAAGTAAATGGTCTTAACATTTCGCTGTCATCGTCTGGATTAATCTTAGGATAAGGGAAGACAGCTACTACTCCATTAGGATCGTCGCACATTTCTCTTAACTGTAAAGAAAAAAACCAGTTTTCAAGACTGTCGAAATTAGGATAGTTATTTTGTAGATATTCTTTTAAACTCTCTTCCTCGTCGATGTTTTTTTGTTCTGGCCATTCTACTTTATAATCTTCAGCTCTACCTATCTTAGAAATTGTGCTAACTACCTTTGAAAAATAAGTTTGAGTTATTGGAGTATAAACAGACTTTCTATACTCAACCTGATCAAATGATTCGTTTGGGCGGGCAACTTCTATAACATCCTTAGGATACTTACCTTTTGAGTGAGCTTCTAGTTTGTTTGTAATAATTACAGATCTATTATAAAATGGATGCTTTGGAAGCTTGGCAGGTTCTACAAAGTATTGCTTTAATATATCAATCGTTAGCACGTTACACTAGTAAGATTGAATCCTTGTTTTAGTATTGCCGCTTTGGCCGTTGTTAGGTTGGTTAAAGTTTCATCATCATCTCCCTCTAACTCATATTCTCCCTGATTAAAATACTTAACTCCATCTATATAAAAATCAGAATGTTTTAATGCTACCATTAACCCTTTATGAGTTGTTGAGTCAAAATATCCAGTCTTTAATGTTTGCTGTTCATCAAGGCTAACATTAGTATTTCTAAAGTTTCCGTCTTGTTGACGGTATACTTTTTCAATTACTGGATATTTTATTATTCGGCTAAATACTAACTCTATCCTAAACTGCTGGTAAAAGGTTGGATTGGATGAATATTGAAAATTATAAGCATCTTGAACATGCTTATACCTAATCACTTTAGTTTGAAGTGATTTATTAACTTGTAAATTATTTGATATAGCCAGTACTTTCATAGTTATACAGCATCAAATGATTCAGTGAGTAATATATAAGAACTAACCGTTTGTGAATTTGAACACTGAGCAGTAGCCGTTATAATATCACCTGCCGAATAGGTAGTATACCAAATTACTGTGAAGTTGTCCTGGCCTCCTACTGGTGGAGCAATTACGGTTTTCGCTACTTCTGTTCCGTTCTTTTTAATTCTTAGTGTAGATCCAGCAACAGAACCCGCTCCATTAGTTACATATCCTGCAAAAGTAATTTTCATTACTGAGCTTGCCTTAGACGCACTAGGAGTTAAAGTAAGAACTGTTGTTTCTGCCTGAAAGCTTGTAGGCCCTGGTGCATTTGTACTTGCAATTAGAATCTTTGAACTATCGAGTTTATTTCCAAGTGTAGGTACATCAATAGAAATAATCTCATTTCCTCCTGCATTGGTTTTGGTGACCGTTACATTAGAAGAACCCGCAGCAATTTTATCAAATAGGTAACCAAATGTGGTATCTGTTCCAGAAACTAAAATCTTGCCAATAGTATTTATAGCTGTGTTTGTCTTATCTCTTATTGAAGACCATAAATCACTATTAGACCAGTTTTGAAGTAATGACATTTTATAGGAAATCGTTTAACATACATGTCACTACCTGACCTAGAGTTACATTATCATCAATAACATCTTGTAGAGTTGTTCCTGCATAAACTCCGCAATCTAATCCAGGTGTAATTGATTCATCGTAAATGACAAATTGATAATTACATCCTTCAGATAAACAAGGAATAGAAGCCGAACAAAACAACTGGTTACTTCCACCATCGGTTATAGTTCCAACATTAGCACTTATCAAAACTCCTTCTTGTACTATACCTATTCTAAGATTAGCCACATCACTTCCTGAATCTATTTCTGACTTATTCATTATCCAGGAAATAGTATCTCCTGACTGAATAGGTAGTTGATATGATTCTGAAGTATCTGGGAATTGATAAACACAAGGATCTGTTGAGTCTGGACAAATCTCTATAGGGGTTGTTTGATCTTCAAGGAAGTAAGCTATTGGAGTCCATTGAAGAAAACGACCGTCAAAGTTTTGCGGAACCTTATAAGGTGAAATGCAACTCAAATAATGCCATTGGTAATAAAGATCAGGTAATTGTATTTCCCAGGAAGGGACGGAATGTTATGTAAATATAGTTTTTTTATAGGGAATTATCAAATTTTTAATAAAATTGGATGGTTTTTGCAAATTGTGTCCAATTATTTATTTTTAAATCAAATTCATTATATTTTTTATGAAAAAACAATTATTCGCACCATTAATAATAATTTTGCTTTTACTTTCTTGTGAATCCAAAAAGGGAATAAGTATAAAATTGGGAGATAGTATCTTTGTTAAAGATCCATCATATTTCCAGGTTTATAAAAAGGGTGACATAATCTATTACAAAGAAGAATGGGAAAAGAAGAAATTGAAAGATGGCGGAATTTCAAAGAATTCATTGATTAATTTTGGTACCATAAAAGAAAAAGACTTCTATATCCAGTCAAAATCATTTCTTGGAATATGCAAAGGATTCGACTCTTCTGGAACAGAAAGAAGAAAGAAGTACTACATAAAAATAGCGGAACCAAAGAGATTTAAGATTGACAAAGACTATCAATCAAATAAAATTGAAAATTTAGATAAAAATTTTATATATGTTGAATATGATAAAATAAGTAATATTAATAATGATTCTATTTTTAGATAATAAAAAAGGGGCTTAATTTGCCCCTTAAACTATCCTAAATCACATATGGCGCACGCTCTCCGATTGGATCTCACATTGGAGTAATAACAGGAACAATATTATTTTCCTTAAATACTCGATCCATAAATCTATCACTGATAACAAGGTCGCACCATCCATCTTTCCAGGACTGACTAACATCGTCGCTGTCATTTTGCTTTAATTTTTCGGCTACCAATTCAATATCTGATAAGGACTGAAGCCATGAATAATATTCTGTAGGTGTATTCATTTAAATAGTCAATTCATTGCTCGCAATAACAAATATTTTATCTAAGAATTCGTTTCTTTCGGCTACATCTAACCAGCTTTCATTTGGCTTTTTCTTATACTTCTTTATTTGAATGTGGTAGCGATAGTATAGCCGGTCATATATTAGGTTCCATACTTCCTGATTATGTTTAAGTTTCGCCCTACAGTAAACATTAACCAGTTTTCTAATTTTTGCCCTTAATGTTTCTTCTGGCATTCTTTCCTCCGATCTCTCCACATAGTCAATTTCGATCGTAGCATCTTTTTGAATTTTAAGGATTTCTCCTACTTGGCTTTCAACTGTTGCTAATCTTTCCTCTTGAGCAACTAACGCTTGTGCCATTTGTAATACCATGTGAGCCTGAGAAACTGGTTTTATTTCTACTTTTCCATTCTTGAGCAATTCTGCTATTCTATCATTACACCAAATCGAAAACTTAATATTGCATCTCCTGGCATATTCGATTGTTAGTTCTTGATGTATCCAAGTACCCTGATTATTACCACCTTGTATAGCGTACCGAAGATATTCGGAACGGATTCCTTTCTCCTCTTTTATTGCATTTTCATACTCTTTCCAGGTTTTGGTTTTTAATATATCATCTGGATCTTTACCAAATGCCTTAGCCATCAAGGTAGCATTTGCCATAATCTGTCCATTCACTTCCTCGAACTGAATTGGACTACCATTATATTGAAATATTTGTATACTCATGCTTATATATTGTATCGGTTACAGTATTATTGATTAAAATTACCTACTTAATCAAGAGGTATCGTTGGATTGTGCTATGCAATTTCATTTAGCGGCCCCTGGTTGCTGTAAATTGTTTTGCTTGCAATCCCCTAATTCCTTTTTGAGGTTAACTATTTCCCGTAATTGATTTATATTCTCGGTTCTGAGATGAAAGTTTTCTTTCATTAGCTGCATAAATCCATCCTCGTTGAATTTAATTGGCTTCTTATAGTCTGGAGCATTCATTTGGCACCTCCCATAGTAACAGTTAAACACATCCTACTTAAATTGTCAGGGGGACATCTCCTGCTTTCTAATTCTTGAATGTATAGATCTTGATAATGGGAAATTTCCTTGTGAAGTGAGATTACTGATTCTCGTAGGCGAATAATTTCCAATGCCATACTATCAAAGTTTCTTTGGGTAAACTCCATAGTAAATTTAATTGGCTTATCCAGTCTAATTGGCGGAACTCCTTTAAAGTTGTCTTTTTGGGGAGAAACAGGCGTAGGTTTGCCTATTTCATGGGAAATAGCTAAATTTGTCATAAATGTTAGATTTTGAAGAGTTTGACATTTTACTGGCCCTAAGGAATTCGTAGTTCTTTAGGGCTTTTTTATTTTATTAAGACAAATATATGGTTAGTATGTAGTAACTACAAACTTTTTTTAATATTTTTTTTATTAGTTAATAACTTGTAACTTTACAACTAGTAACTAGTATATAATGCCAAAGGATTACGAAATATCAGATACAAGGAATTTAGTAAAGGTGTCTACATTTGCCAGAATATATAAAGGAGGGGTTAGTACCGTTTACGTGTATAAATTAAGAGCGCAAGGAAAAATTGATTTCGTTACTCTTGACGAAGTGCATTTTATTGACTTGTCTAAATTAGATCCAGAAATAAAAAAGGATGTTGATTTTCCAGACAAAAAGAATCTTAAAAAATAACATTTCTTATGAAAAGGATTATATTGATTTTATGTATGATTCCATTTATGTCTTTAGGACAAACAAGAATTGGTTTAAAAGTAGGATATGGAATTTCTAATTTTACCAAGAATCCTGATCATATAAATAGATTAGCTCCTTCAATTGGATTTATTGGGAATTTTCCTATTTCAAAATCTATCTCTATTCAGTCCGAGATAATTTATACTTTAAAGGGTGCTGGAAATTATATAAATGATCAGGCTAGATATGGAGGTTATGGAGCTGCCGACACTGTTTTAACCAGGCCAGCAGGAATTCATAGATATGATTATGAATTAAACTTCCTTGAAATTCCGTTATTATTCAAATATAACAACAAAGGATTTTACGCTAATGCAGGAATTTCTTTATCATTCTTAATTTTCGGTAAAAAGAAATATGATTGGTATTTCGATTCAAAAGGAAAGGTATATGAAAAATTAGACAATTTGACTGGGGTTGATATTCCGTTTATTGTCTCAATAGGGTATGAGTGGAAAATAAAAAAAGAAAGATTATTTATTGAAGCACGATTCACAAAAGGAAACATAAATGTATTTACTGACTCCAATTATAAATTAAATAATCTTTCTCTTATCGCAGGATTTTATTTTTAACAGTTGCCTATACTAAAATCATTATTGAAGTCTTCATTAAAGTTTCCTGGTATACACTGACCTCTTAGAAGTTTAAATGTACCCATCCATCCATCAGATGTTAATCCGTATTTTAAACTTTTTATAAATCCAATGTACTGACCTGTACTACTACAACCAACCTGGATAGCCTTTTCAGAATTATCAAGAATGTTTAAAAACTGGTCAAATGTTAATGGATATGTAAATTCTAAATATTCAGGAATGAACAAAATATTTGCATCTTCTCCTGTTATGTCAGAAGCTAAAAGGTTTTGATTTTGTAAAACCGATCCAATAGAAATACAACCATTATCTAAAGTGTCTCCTTCCTGATAATTGCCGTCTCCTGAAACAAACTTAATTGGAGTGGTTGGTGATTTCCAAACCGATGCACCAATGTATTTATACCATCTTACTGCATTTCTAAAAGGTGAAATTCTATAGTTATAATTTGTGGCAGCGTCTAATACGTTAGTAATAGAATTGAAATTTTCATTTCTTTCTGATATGGTTCCTGCTGGATAAGTTGTACTAACTGGAGGAGTGGTATAATCGCTTGATGTTACGGGCTCAATGTTAGTACATATTACGAATAGATCATTATCTGTTTCAAAGTCATTTGTAGGCAAAGAATTAAATTGAAGCCTCCTGGTTTGCTCAATTACATACCCTGAAGCTATGAACTTGGATAGATTCTGGTATGTTTTATCTGCTTTTTTGACCGGAACATTGTATGTCCTGGTGCTATTAAACTCATCAATCGCATTCTTTCCAGAAATATTTAAATTCCATTTATCATAGCCTATTTTGAAATTATTATAGATTAAATCTATAGCAGGAGATCTTTTAAGATCAGAAACAGATAAGGCCGTATAAATTGTTTTTGCTTTATAAAAATATTCCTTAGGTTCTACTCTGATATATTCTTTTCCAGAATCATCTTTTTCCATCCTCATACCTAGATTCCATATTGCGTCTGCTGCCTGAAACACTTGGTTAAATGAGGCTGTAATTGGATAATACTCTGCATTTTTATCTAGCATTTTACGAATATTCAATCCATTGGTAATAGCTACCCATGCCCCACATCCGTTTTGGTCATATTGATGAGGCGAAGAATTTGTTCTTCCAAAAAAATCAGATCTGAATGAGTCTTGAATTCCTGTTATTGATTCAGCAATCTTTGCAAATACCTCATGAATTAAAAATGCTTTTGTTGTAGATGGATTAAAACTTGAAACATCCTGAATGGTTAAATTACTTAGCGACGAATCAAAACTCCAATCTGCACTATATGAATTTAATGGAGCATAAACACTATTAGCATAATAATCAAAGAACTCAAATACCATTGAAGACATTGGAGCAATAGTAACTGTCTGATCAATTGTAAAATCGTATGTTACTGGACTAGAACCTCCATTATAAGGAGCAGTATATAAAAGTGTTGTTCCTGCAAACACTTGAAATCCACCGGCATAAGTGTATGTTGTTGGGCCAGCATTACTAATAGCTAATGAATGGTGAGATACAACTATTCTGCCTGTAATGTGAATTGTTCTAGTCTGAGAGGTGTTATTTTGGATTAACGCTACCAAAGGTTGGTAAGATGACATTTCCGTTATGTCTGAAATATCCGTTCCTATAATTGTGAATGGCGGATTAAATGGAGCTGGATCAGTTAGGTTAAATGTCTTGATAGGATCATTAACCAACATATTCGCCACATATAATATGGATTTTCCGTGTAGGTGGAGATCAAAAGGAACAATTGATGACATTGTATTTCCATCAATTGAAATATTTGAATTAAGATTAACAGGTGTATCTAATCTATTTTTTGCAGTCCTTTGGAAATCAGAATAGTCAATTTTTATACTTACCTCATTGTTAACTACAGAATAGGAATAACAATTAAGTATCCCACTAAAGAAAACAGTATAAGTATCTCCTCCATCGCAGGAATAGTTAATTACAAAATTCAATTGGGCATCTATTCCATACGTTTCATAAGCCTCACTAATTATATCTGCTCCAGTTCCCCAGAATTTAATATTATCAGAAATAACATTCTCTAGTCCATGATAATTATCACTTCTTTGAAGGGTAAGCTCTACTGCATCCCATCCAATAGGCTCATCTATTTCTGTGCCATTAATAGTAAACTTCCAAATGGTTTGCATTATTTGAAATAATAGTTATTCTCTAATTGGGTTTTTGATGTTTCGGATTTAACATAAGTTGAAAATCCTTTTGCATCCATATTCACCTGAAGAACCTGTAGCTTATCAAGCTTTTTACCTAATGATCGTATTTCTGATTTCAATCCTGAAGTATCTGGTTGACTAGAAGCTGGTATCATTTTACCCATTCGATCATAATCCATTACTATTGAATTAATGAGTCCTGATGGGATTCTTTCATCGAACATAGCTTCAAATGCAGGTCTATATTTTGCCATTTTTTCTACTGGCATAATTCCTTCTCCTGGTCTAAGCATAGCCACAATAGAGTCTCCACCAGTGTCTACTCCTGGAACTGATTTAGTACCTTTATTAAATTTTGGAAGTGGCTTAGCAGCAATTGCTCCCGCTTGTAATGCACCTGTAGCTATTGCCAAAGCAACCCCTGCGATACCTGGAATATTTGGAGGAACTGGAGGCCCTAATGTGGCGATTGATTTAACTATTGCCTGAGCAGTGTTGATAGCTATGTTAAATAAAGCCTGTTCTTTATCAAGTTGGGCAGCTTTCTTTTTTAATTCAGCTTCTTGTTTGGCGTACTTAGCATTAATTACTGCTTGAGCTTGTTTATTATCACCTACAGCAGCTAATTCTTTTTGTTGTTTATTTTGAAGGTCTGTTAAATCTTGAGCATTTACATCTTTTTGATATTGGAATACATCATTTATAAGTCCTATGACAAATTGTGAAGCCTCTTGATTTACTTGCTTCCATTTCTGGGCTGTTTCTTTGTCTGTTTTTTCCTTTTCCTTACTTGCTTCCTCGTACTGTTTTACCTGAAGATCAAGAATCTGCTTATCGATCTCTGTTACATCTTTTCCGTTTTGTATATAGAAATCACGGAGTTCATTAAGTCCGTTTAATTGAATCTGAGCAAGATCTTTTTGATATTGTTTAGCATCTACTTTCCCGTCTATGTAATATTGCTTTTCCTGGTTCTCAAGGTCTGTATAGCCAGCCTTGATTGAATCAGAAATATTTTTAAAATTCTTTTCCCTATCCTCATCAGCTTTTTTATCTGCATCTGATTTAGCTTTATCAGCATCAAGCCTTTGTTTAACTAATATATCTTCAATTGACTTATTAATATCAGTTATATCTTTGCCGTTCTTTATTAAAAAGGCCCTTTCCTTCTTTAGTCCTTCTAATTGAATATTAAATAGGTTATCCTGTAATTCCTTTTCGCTAATCTCTCGATCTATATAGCGTTGCTTTTCAATATTTTCTTCTTCAACTACCTTTCTTTTAATGCCCGCAAGTTGTTTCTGTATAGAAGCTTCTATTAACGCATCTCTCCTGTTTTGTAATCGCTCTTGTAGATCTCCAGACTCTTGCTGTAGTTTAAATATTTTAGCAATCGCATCCGCTTCCTTCTTAGCATCGTCATCCATCAACTGGCCTTTTTGCTCTAAAGCCTCTCCAGTCTTAAGGATATTTTTTAATTCTTCTTCAGCTTGTTTCTGACTTAATTCAGTACCATCTCTTTTTAGTTGGTTTTCCTTTAATATTGCAATAGCCGTTCTTTCGGCAAGTTCCAATGAAGTCCTTAATAATGCTGTCTCTTTCTGGCTAGCTTCGTCAATTAACGAGATTCTTTCCTTCTCTGATAAAGTTCTATTTTTAGCCTGGATGATTAATTGGCTGATTTCTTTTTGACTCTTAGCTAATTGAATTGAAAAGGCTCTTTCTGCGTCACTAATAGCATCAAATTCTAAGGCTAATTCATACGCTTGCTTGGCTGCTTTACTAATTTCTTCGCCATAGGCAATTAGTTTATCAGTACCATCCGTAATACCTAATGTCATTTGAATCTGAGCGTCAGTAGCCTTCTTCATAGCTTCTGTAAACTTGCCTTCAAATAATAATCCTATGGCTTCACCCAGGACTAAGATAGATTTAAACCTATTTAAAACATTTTGAACAATTAGGTTTCCTAGATCTGCTAATGCCTCTTTAAAGTTTTCAACAGATGAAACAGCCTTAGATAGATAAGATCCAAAAGTAAGCACTGCGTCAACTAGCTTTGTAAATATTGCACCCAAAGCACCCATTGCACCCTGCAACTTAGTTGCACCTTCGTCAGTCTTAAAAAAATATGCCGATAAAGTAGTTAGTGCAATAACTAAGGCCCCAATTCCAGTTGCAGCAATAGCTGTTTTTAGTATTCCAAAAGAAGAACTTAACGCACCTACTCCAGAAGATGCTTTCTGTGCCGCTCCTGTCCATTCAGCTATCTCTTGTACAGCGAACGCTCCAGGTATTTGAGAAGATAAACCCTTAACCTTACCAATAAGACCGTCAAAAGCTTTGGATGACTCGCCAACTGCTTTTTGTGACTTATTAGACTCGTCTTGTAATGTCTTTCCTGTTTGTTTTGCTTGATTGTCTACCTCTTTTAGCTGGGTGACTAACTTTTGCTCTGACTGCGCTAGTTTTTGAAATCCCTGATCAACTTGTGATAGGTCTACTTCTCCAACTAAACGGATTTTTATGTTTTGGATGTCCTCTGACATGATGCAATACTGTTAGAGGTCGTATTCAGTATTGCCTTGTGGGCCTTATTTATTATCATCTTTGATAATTTTTGTTGCTTGATCAATATATTGGAAATAGTCATATATTGTCATTTTACATAATTGGTCGTAAGTAATACCTCCAATTCCTTTATTCGCAATTCTAAGGTTGAAACTAACTCTTTGTTCTTCGATTTTCCTGACAACCTCAACAAATGATCTTTTAGGATTTGGCAATCTCTTATTAGCTGGCCTTTTGTGTACTCCTTGATACCTATGTCCAATCCATTGAAAGAGGGCAGATAATCGTCGAACGGAATCTTCAAAAAAAAAGCCTCTATGTCATTTTCTTGCTTCCATTTTAGGATTTTTCTTTCATTGAATTCCCTATCGTAATAATATGGATTCTCATCAGGAGCAATAAAATAAACCGATGCCAGCTTATAAACTATTTCAACATTGGTTATATTATTCATTCGGTCTAAAGCATTGTGACATACTACTGCTGCCCTATCATTATAACCTTGGCGTAAATATTCTAATACTGTATTGTAAGATATTTTATGGTATTCTGCATCTGTCTTTTCTTCAAGCTCTACATAAATATCTAAAGCAGCCATAGCCCTCATATAAGGGATTTTTTGTTCGTTCACAAAACAGCGATACACAACTCCTCCACTTTCAAAGGCTTCGACTGTTTCATGTTCTGGCTTAATATGAAACTTAGTTGGATAGAATATTTTCTTAAGCCATTTAATCATATAGTTCTAAAAACAAAGAACGGTTTAATTACACCAGGAATAAAAATCAATTGAACAAACTGGACTTTGTTATCAATTTCATACTTATCAACCCATGCCCAGAATTTATCATCTTTTTGAATGTCATCAATAAAGATGTCTTTTAATTCGTTCGGTATTCCTATTCTAGTGTATGTTGTCATTTCTTTATCTTATTAATCACTTCAATCCAAAAGTAATTCATGCCCATACCTAAAAACAATCCTATTAAAGTTGGTATCGAATACTGGTTTAGGCTTGACACTACTAAATAAAGTACAATAAATATCCATGTTCCAAAGCAAAAAACGCATCCGCCTAAGATCTTCCATAGCCATTGGTATTTATTTTTATGAAAATAAGACCAGGCGTATAGAGTTTCGGTTGTTCTACCGCTAATCATTATTTCTTTATTAGGCAACCACAACCAATAGGTTATCCAGTTGTAATACCTCCTGAAGATCATTCCCTTCTCCATACACTTCACCAGAAAGGTCGATAATGCCGCTGTCATGAGGCTGAATAGTATTAAGCTGCATAAGCTCGTTAGATTCAGAATATCCACAAGCTCCACATGATTTTTTTCTACCATTATAAATTTCCTGTCTAGTTTTTAGATATGTTTCCATGTTTTTCCTTTTTTTATACTGTAAATTGTATCCTTACAAACATTAAACTTTTTTGCTATCATATATCCACTCAATCCATCTTTTAATAAAGCTTTAATATTTTCTACTTGATTGGATTTTAATTTAGCAGAATGTATCTTTTCGCCTTTAGCATTTAGACCATTAACAACGGAGTGTCTTTTGTTTTCTAAGTCTGTAACCCACTCCAAATTATCTATTCTGTTATTTGCCTTATTTCCGTCTTTATGATTTACATAAAACTTATTATCTGGATTTGGAATGAACACCTCTGATATTAATCTATGAACTAAAAACGATTTCTTTTTTCCATCGTCTGTATTTAAAGTTACTCTCAAATATCCCTTTTCAACTTCCTGTAAATTCATATATGTTTTCATATACTTACTCTTAATATTTCCATAATTAGAAATAAGGTATTTTGAAAAATTAGGCAATTCTCTATATTCTTCTATCATATCAATATTGTCCTACTGTGCCTTCTAAATAAGTTGGATCTAAAGTAAATGTGTCCATAACTGGAGTTATGTTCATTACCTCAAATCCCAAAGCATCATAATCAATAGATGATATAGTCCACTTTTTCTCTGAGTTGTTATTATCTAATAAGGTTAATTTAAACTGTCCTGCATACTCGTTTAATAACCCCGTTGGAAGATCTGCCGTAAGTGGATTTAAAGGATCTGAATTATCATCCTGCAATTGAACAGTTATCTTTCCTTGATCGTCTGCCGTCTTACTCACATAGTAAACTTTATTAAACTTATCCGTAATTCTTAAAGTCAGTGATGCAGAAACAATTGGTGTTTTTATTACCAACTGTTTCAAGCATGCTGGGACAGAATCACAGAGAATATAAATAGTTTTACAGCAAGTCATTTTTAGGTAATGTTAATTTCACATTGAATTTTTTTAGTGCCATTCTAGCTACCTGCCTAACACTCTTTCCTGCCTGAGTCATTTTAAATATCTCGGCTCTTAGTGCTTTTCGCTTTGCCTCGCTTAATTCTTCTAAAGCCATAAGTTCCAGATGAATTTAATGTATTGAACTATCCAAAAAGCTAAAGAGACTAAAATTCCAATAAGTACAGCAACTGTTATTAGCCCCAAAACTACTTGAAATCCAACCTTTATTCGTTTAAACATATTCTTATAACCGTATAAGCAAATATATTAAATTTCAGGTTCATTTGAAACAATATTTAAATGTTTTAATTTATCCTGATGCTCTGCATTAAAGTGATACCTTAGACAGTCTAAATGGTGGGTTAATTTCTCATCTGTCTTAATGATTTCGAACTTGTTGTTCTTCTTTTGTACTTTAACTTTCTTAATGTCATTAACCAAACCCTCGCAACTTGAATCTATCTCAATATTTAGATTCTTAAATAGGTAGTTAGAGAGCAAGTAACTGTTTAAATGTGATGGATTAACTGAAGGTACGTTGAATTGCTCCCAAATGAATCTCCTTTTTTCTTTAATTATTTCATAGGCCGATCTATTCCCTTTTGTTAAAGCACTCCCTGAAGATCCAGAAGCGTCTCCGTTTACCACAGTAAGAAACCCTGGGAAATCCAATACTATCTGCTCCTGGAGTGTCTCTAGGTCGAATAAATCTGCATGGTATTCCTTTAAAACTCTTATTGTTTTATGGTCTGGATTCTGAATAATCAATACAGTGTTGGCAATGTTAAAATCGTAGCACTCAAAAAGATCAAGTCCTTTAATTGGAGTTAATCCAGGTTTAACATTAACATTATAATCAAAGTATTGAATAAAATTCTTGCCATCGAAATTAACATATTCCGCACCGTACTCCTGATTAAAAACATCTTCTGGAAACTCAGCTTTGATTTCCTCAATCTCATCTTTGGATATATAAGGGTTTGACCAGGTAGGATAGTGAAAAGATGCCCAATTATCTCTTTTTTGTGACCGTTCATCTAATTCTTTAAAATCGTTGTCTCCGTTTGGTGTGGATAGAAAGTATGCATCGCCTCTAAAATCAGTTAAGAATGCCCTTAATACCTTATTCCAAACATCTTTTAAAACCTTAACATAGGCTGCCTCATCAACTATAACTCTTTTGTACTTTCGGCCCCTTGGAGCGTTTCCATCCTGTAATGACCAGAAATCTATCTGACCACCTCCGAGTATTTTAATGTATTTTAATTGCGAGTTCTTTTTAACTATGATTGGCTCAAGGATATTAACCACCTCATTCCATACCTCTTCTAATGTTTTGTATTGAGGCGTAAAATATGCAGATGGGAAGCCTTCTAAAGCAGTTTCAACAAGTAGGTCGGTAGCTATAACGGTTTTACCAAACCGCCTTCCACAACGAACTGTATTGAATCTTTTCCTTTTATTTAATATTTCTTGCTGCTTCTGGTGTAATTCAGGAAGCTGTATCTGAATCGTTGGCACGTTTTACCCTTACAACCTCGATTTTGATAGGGTCTTTATCAGTGTTCCCGTCAGGCTTTTCTTTCCATTGTTCGGGCCGTCTATTTTTAAGCCAAAATATCATTGAAGTTGCGTCAGGGGGATAGTATTTAGTTGTAGGAATAATCTGTACTCTGCCTTTTACAACCACTATTTTGTCTTCTGGGTGCGAATATCCCTTTGCTCTTTCATAAAGTGACTTTTCGATTATCTCGTCAGCCTCTTCTTTCCAGGACTTTAGGGACTCAAAAAATTGGGGATGCTCTTTCTTATAATTATTAAAAGATTGTTCTGTGACTCCAAAAAATGAAGCCATTTCGGCATCAGTAAATCCCTTTTTTGCTAAGATTTCTAATTGCCTTAAATCTATTTGATTAAACTTACTAGGTCGTCCTGCTCCCATATTGTCAACTGAAGCAAATTACAAAATAATTAGATTAAAACCTAATAAATAGGTGTTATAAGCTCAAAACCTAATACCCATGCCCTATTAGCCAATAACCTAGCTTTTATCGAAAGCTGGAATAGTTTGCAAGAATATCTTATTCAAGAAGTAAACGAAGGTAAAACAGAATTTAGAATCTCATTCCATGGCAAAGAAAATTTTATTATTCATCCCTTGAATAAAGACGGCAAAACGATTGATTTAAAAATTATCAATTGAATCTAAATTAGTTAAAGCAGTAATAATTAAAGTAAATAAATAGAGTATGGAAAAAGAAAAACTTGAAGAGCTTATTACCCAATTAGAAAAGGAAATGCCATCTTTAATTGATATAGATTCAGACCTTATGGATAATGCAGAAAGGATTAATCTTTATCTCGCTTTAAAGAAATATTTAGAAAGATATTATTGGTAATTTAGTGGACAACTCCCCTATGAAATACTAGGTTAAATAGTTAATAATTAGTAAATTAAAGGTATGAAAGTAATATAAAATGACTGTATTAGATTTGATAATAAAACTTCAACAATTACCTCCAAATATGGAAGTAATGATTGATCACACAAGAGATGAATCGAACATGTTTAAATTCGTTGAGATTAATTTTGCAGGAGAAGTAGAAACCTCTTTAAATGAAAAGTTGGTAGTTTTATCTCCACTAGAATTAGACTTTGCTTAAACTCTTGTAATTCTTCTGTCTCTAAAATATGTTTTGTTTCTTCTTCTTTCATCTCTATTTCTTATTTAGTAAATACCTGATTAATTAATTATTTTTCTTTCCGTACTCACAATACTTACCGCAATCGCATCTTTGACTTAAATATTCATCACATCCTTCAGAAAGTATTAACATAGAATCAGATTTTTCACTATTTATCAATTCTACATTTTCACAACGTACCCAGTCAATACTTTGCCCGTCTTCTACAATATCCAAACCAATTAAATTTTCTTGAAAGTCTACTGTTATGATGCCATACTCTTGTTCTTTGTACTTGGCTCTCATTCCTGATACCCATCTTGTATTGTTAAATTCTTCTATTGTCATATAACTTTCCGTTTAGTTAAATACTGTATTACTTCTTAAAAATTATTTCAGACATTCTTTCAAGTCTCTTTTTTCGATTTTCATTAATCGTTTCATGTATATCATAAAAATTAACATCTGCCCTTGATTTTGATAGTGTGTATCCATGCTGAGCCATGAACCATAAGAAGTAATCTATAATGTAAATTTGTTCGTTCACCCAATTTCCATTTTCTTGATACCATTCGTTTTTTGAGTAATTTTCACTAATTGCTTTGAATAGATCTTTTTGATCATGGAAATCCTGCATAAACTTAGGTAGATGCTTTCCGGTTTTTACATATTCAAATGGCTCTTTCATATTACCTTCTTATCGTTTAAATATTTAATTACTTCTTTAAAATCCTCTGTTGTTAACTTTATAAATGTTTTCTTCTTTACTACATACCCAGTTTTTAAATCATCTATTACTTCCCAGTCTCCTTTTTATAAGCTACTGCTGTATCATGGTTGTAGTATTCTATAAAGCCGTGTTCTCGGAGGTCAAATATGGAGGTTATCATAGTTTACTCAATTATTGATAATTCTGACATATAATTACACCTCTTGTCATTTCCAGTTTCAGCATAAAACCATTTATTATATGCCATGTCTGGAAACCTTACAGCACACCCTTTGTAATTTCCACAATTCTTTATTTCAACTATTATTCCATCTATAGCTTTTGAATTCTTAACAGGTGTTTCAATTCTTACTTTTGGTAAAGTTCCTTTTCCGCAAGCCTTTAATAGTTCTTCAAATGTCATATGTATATAATTTATTTTGTTATCTCTTTCCATTCTGTTGTACTGTCTGAGTTCTTTTCTAATCGGTATTTTATTTTACCATTTATTGCGTCGATCTGGCCTTTTCGGTATCCATCATTCTCTTTAATAATTATCGTACAAACAATAACCATAAGACTAATTACGCATCCTACAATCTTTCCAGTTTCTGATTCGCTTAAACCGATTATTGAAAATCCGATTACTATTAAAATTACAAATACTAGTTCCATATTCTATTTATTTTCTGTCTGTAGGTATCTGATTAATTACTTTATTCTCATTTCAAAAGGCTCAATAATTGCAGTAATACAATATTTTTATTTCCATTCATTGGCCCAATCTTCATACTTAAATATTGCCAATGGTTCTTTAGATTCTTTATAACATACCATAAACCATTTTTCCACATTTATTCCTATGTGTGAAAGCATACCTCTTTCTTCTGGTGTAAGCTCTTCAAAAGGTTCTGGTTTACCTCCTATACCCTCGGTAGTGTCTCTTCCGTTATTAAATCCGTTAAGCTTTTTCATCTGTCCTTATCTTATTAGTTAGTAAATAGGTTTGGTTAATAGTTCTGGATTTTGATAAATATTACCTATCACCTCTGAATATCTTGTAGGGTCATAAACATTCATAAAGCAACAAAAATAGTCTCCACAAGTTGCGCCCCAGGCAGACATAAAAGGATTTTCATAATTATTTTTAAAACATCCTCTTGCATCCCATTCGAGCGTATGCATTACTTGCATATTTTTAGGTGTCATATTGAATTCAGCTTTCAAAATATCTCCTTCATAGATATCTACCCCATTTTTATCTTTTAATCCTGTAAGCTCTCCAACTGTTTTAGGATCTACATCATAATGTTTAATTGAAAAATCATTGGCAAACCTTTCATGAATCTGACATTTAACTGATAATTCATTAACATCTATTTCTGATTGTAGTAATGAGCCATATACCCACTCTCCATTATCAAGTCTTTTTCCCCTAAATTTTATTTCTCTCATAATTATTATCTGTTAT